TTCTTTTTACCCCAAAAATGACTCAATCAGCCATTATCCGGACGAACCGGGAGAATTAGGCGCATGACGGTTCAAAACGTCTCAGATGGGCTTATACCGGCTGAGGAAGGGGTAGTAGAAGTACGTTATGGTTCTCAGACTCCTAGAATCGCTTCTAAAAGCCTAGACCTGCCGTCTAAAGGCCCAGAGATGATTCAGTTCTGTAAAGATATTGGCTTTCCGCTTCTACCTTGGCAAGAACTCTTAGCCATGGAGACTTTAAAATATAAACCAGATGGCAGGTGGGGTCATCCCCTAGTGGGAATTATGCTGCCACGTCAGCAAGGTAAATCTACATTCATGGCGCTTAGAATCTTATTCGGGATTTACTGCCTAGGCGAAAAGATGCACCTGGCAACCGCACACAAACTTACGACATCTTCTGAAATCTTCTTCAAGGTTGGACAGATGATAGATGACTCTCATATCTTGCAGGAGAACTTTTCTAAGAAATATGAATCCAAGGGTTCTCAGGAGATTAGGTTTAAAAATGGCGCACGTTATCTAATTAGAGCAGGTAACAGCGCAGCGCGTGGTATTGCAGGACCGGACGTTATTCATATTGACGAATTACGCGAGTTTGATACTGAAGACGTCTGGTCATCCATGCGATTTACTCAGATGTCTAATAAAAACCCGCAGGCATACTTTTATTCGAACGCGGGTCACGCTAATTCAATATTACTTTTAAAATTTAGAGAACGTGGACTCGCGGCAGCAGCCGGAGCGGAAGATTCGATAGGCTGGTTCGAATGGAGCGCTGAACCTGGAGCAGAAATAACAAACAAAGAAGCGTGGTATCAGTCAAACCCAAGTTTAGGTCATACAGTCCATGAAGATAATATTAAAGATTCTTTATCAGATAGGGAAGACATTTTCCGCACTGAAATTTTATGCCAGTTCGTTTCAATGATTAACCCGGTTATCTCAGAAGCCGAATGGAAGAAATGTTACGACCCAGAACCTAAACTCGATAGAGAAAAGGATACCTGGATGGCGATTGACCTTAGTCCAGACAGAAAACACGGAGCCTTAGTCGCAGGCCAGCGTTTAGACGGTGACCGCTTCTTAGTAAGCCTTCTTCATACCTGGTTTAACCCAGTTTCGATAGATGATAAACAAATGGCTAACGATATTGCACCCTGGGTTCGAAAGTTTCCGGTTAATTATGTTGCTTACTCAAAATCAACCGCCGCAGCAGTGGCCGCGCGTTTAGCACCTGCCGGAATCCCGATTTATGAAATTAACTCCCAGGATTATCAGCAATCATGCGACGAATTCGTTTCGGCTGTTTCGGCGGCTAGGTTGGTTCACAATTCGCAAGAAGAATTAGACAAACAAGTTTTAAGCGCCGTTAAACTTCAACGTGGCGACGGTGGATGGGTCATGGGCCGAAAGGCTTCTGGGATTATCTGCGGTGGGGTTGCCGCTTCAATGGTTACTCATTTTGCAACACGCGCAGAGACAGAAGTAGATATTCAGTTCGGATAAATAGTGGACATATAGGCTATAATATGTCTAATGGGATTCTTCGATAACTTTCTTTATTCAAGCAAGCCAGAACCGATTACGGTAGATGCTGCTTCTACTCCTGCGCCGTTTAATAACACAGCCGCGCTAAACCCTTTTACGTTTACGCCGTCTACTGCTACACGTCAGCAAGCGATGGCAATTCCAACAATAGCCCGCGCAAGAAATATAGTTTGCGGAACACTTGCTGGATTACCTTTAGAGCAATATTCAAAATTAAATGGCGCTCATGTTCCAACACCTTCAGTAATTAACCAACCAGACCCACGCGTTCCGGGTTCTGCTATTTATGCTTGGCTGGCCGAAGATATCTGGCTACATGGTATTGGGTACGGACAGGTTTTAGAACAGTACGGTGAGACAGGTAGAGTCCGCGCCTGGACTCGCGTTGCACCTAATCGCGTAACAGTTAAATTAAATGATTTACAAACTGAAATTATTGGATACCAGGTAGACGGTTCAGTAGTTCCAACTCAAGGCGTAGGGTCACTCGTAGTATTTTACGGATTAGATGAAGGATTACTAAATAGAGCAGGCCGAACAATTCGCGCCGCTCATGCACTAGAACAAGCAGCAGAATCTTTTGCAAAAGAACCAGTACCGCTACAGGTTTTAAAATCTAACGGAACTAATCTTCCCGCAGAACGAATTGCTAAACTTCTTGAATCCTGGAGAACAGCAAGATTAAATAAATCAACCGCGTTTCTAAATGCGGACGTTGAATTGCAGGCGTTGGGCATAGACCCGGCAAAACTCCAATTAAACGAGGCTAGACAATACGTCGCACTCGAGTTAGCCCGCGCCTGTAACATTCCTGCTTATTTCGTAAGCGCTGAAACTACAAGCATGACTTACTCTAACGCCATTTCGGAACGTAAAGCGCTTATCGACTTTTCTCTAAAAAATGTTTTAACCGCCATTGAACAAAGGCTCAGCATGCCGGACTTCATTTCAAGTACAACAGAAATTCGCTTTTCGTTAGACGAGTTCTTGCGTGGCGACCCACTACAGCGCGCGCAGGTTTACGAAATTTTAAACCGAATCGGTGCTATGAGTGTAGAACAGATTCGTGAAGAAGAAGATTTAATAGATAACGGAGAAAGAGCATAATGAAAATAACAATGCCAGTAACACTAACTGCGTCAGATGCGGAATCTCGTATTATCGCAGGTCGCATAGTTCAATGGAACGCAGAAGGTAACACTTCAGCAGGTCGCACAATGTTCGAACCTAATTCTATTGAATTCGCTAAGAATACAAAGTTAGTTCTACAACATGACCAGACTCGTCCACTTGGAAAACTCGTAGAGTGGTCAGAGGATGAATCAGGAATTACAGCGTCTTTTAAAATTGCAAAGACTACAGCCGGAAACGACGCACTAGAAGAAGCCGCAACTGGACTTCGTTCAGATTTTAGCGTCGGTGTAGATGTTGAATCATGGGACAACAAAAACGGTGTAATGGCTATCAGTTCTTCTAAACTTGTTGAAGTCTCACTCGTAACAGATGGAGCAATTCCAGGAGCCGAAGTTCAAAAGGTAGCAGCAGAAGAAAATAAAGTTTCTGAACCAGATGTTCAGGATGAAACAAAATCAACAACAGAAGGAGAACAAGTGTCAGACACTACCGTTCCAGAAAGCACTCCTGCCGCAGAAACGGTAGAGGCTGCTAAGGTTGAAGTAAAGGCTGCAACAGCACCTTACACTTCAGTCACAATTCGTAACCCAATCGTTGATAAGGCTTCTTATCTCGAGCATTCAGTTCGTGCATCACTAGGCGACGACACATCAAAGATGTATGTTGCTGCTGCTGCAGATACAACAGATAACGCAGGACTAGTTCCAACACGTCAATTAACAGAGGTAATCAATGGCATTTCTAACGCTGACCGTCCCCTAGTGGATAGCGTCAGTTCGGGTGCCTTGCCAGACGCAGGAATGACTTTTGAAATTCCTAAGATTACTGTTGCTCCAACTGTTGCAATTGCAGCAGAAGGCGGAACACCTTCAGAGACAGACCAGAACGCAGCATTCGTTTCAGTAGATGTTAAGAAGTACATCGGACAGCAAACATTCTCTCTAGAATTGCTAGACCGTTCATCTCCTGCATTCTTCGCTGAACTAGTTCGTCAAATGGAGTACGCATACGCTAAGGCAACAGACGCAGCAGTAGGTTCAGCACTTATCGCAGGCGGAACAGACGGCGGAAACCGTACACTTACAACTGGCGCTCTAGCAGCAGACTTCGTTGCAGATGCAGCAGTTTCAATTTACACAAACACTCTAGGATTCGCGACAAACATCGCAGTATCTCCGGAGCAGTGGGGCGTTCTAATGGGTCTAGTAGATTCATCAAACCGTCCAATCTTCACACAGACAATCAACCCTCAAAATGCCGGCGGAAGTTTAACTGCAACAGCAGTTCGCGGAAACCTATTAGGGCTAAACCTACGCGTAGCACGTAACCTTTCAGGAACAGGCGATAACTCAATGATTGTCGTTAATCCAGATGCTTACACATGGTACGAGTCTCCACGTCTATCACTACAGACAAACCTAATCTCAACAGGTCAAGTACAGGTTGGATACTACGGTTATGGCGCAATCGCAACAAAGATTGGTGCAGGCGCATACCGTTACATGGTTGCGTAATTTAACCAAATAATCATGGGGGGAGTTCTGCTCCCGGGACTTCCCCCAGTCGTTTAACGAGAGGATGTAGAGATGGCAACTATTGTTACAGTAGCAGAACTAAGGTCAATCCTTGGAGTCTCTACATCCCTCTATAACGACGCCTATTTAACAGATGTAATAGATACCGCAGAAGCGGTTATTTTGCCTATGCTCGTAACTTATGCAACAGCAATAGATAAAGTTTCTTTAGAAGATAATGTAGCGACATTTCATACAGTCGCCATTCATGAATTTACAGAAGGTCAATCAGTAGTTATCACTGGTTGCGGGACACCTTTTAACGGGACCCGAACAGTTAAGGCTGAACCAGGTGCTTATATTTTCCAGGTTGATATTACAAACGCTGATGTTCTCGAAAAAAATGTTATTCCATCCGGTGTCGCAACACTCACTGGCGCTTCTACTTATGTTGGCGTTAGCGCCGTCGAGTCTGCTGTTCTCGCTGTTTCGGTAGAAGTATTTCAATCCCGAATCGCTCCAGGCGGACAAATTGAAGGTGTAGACTTTACGCAAGTTTCACCTTACCGTTTAGGCCGTAGTTTATTTAATAGAGTATCGGGATTACTAGGCGCCTATATTGACGTCGAAACAATGGTGCAGTAATGCCAGCATCAACTATTTTAGACACAGTTAGACAACCTTTAGCCACTGCGTTCGCAAGCGTAGCAGGGAACGTTTATGCCTACGTGCCAGAAGCGCCGATGGTTCCATTCGTAGTAACCGTTCCGGATTCTCCATATCTTGAATTAGAGACTATCAACAAATCAACTTTACACATAAAAATAAATCTAACTATTTCGGTTGCTGTTGCTTACAACTCCAACCCTGCTTCACTCGATAATCTCGAGCAGTTAGTCATAAGCGTTCTGAAAGTAATTCCAGCCGGATACACAATCGGAGCAATAGAAAAACCCACGGTAACTCAGGTAGGGCCATCAAACGTTTTAGTGGCTGATATACGAGTTTCCACCTATTACACACAAACAAACTAAAGGAAAATAATATGGCCACTCAGGTAATTACAGGGCGGGATATTTCTCTATCTTTCACAGGTGGAACAGATGTCGAAGCCCAAGCAACAAGCGCAGTTCTAACAAAGACAGTAGTCCGTGAGGTTTACCAGACCCTCGATGGTGAGGCTTACAAAGTTACTAATCTTGAGGGTACTTTCGAACTCTCACTATTAGCAGACTGGGGTAAAACTAATTCAGTATGCGAAGCAATCTGGACAGCCCTAGACACTAATCCAAACTCAGAAGTTTCAGTAACACTAACTGCGGCAACTGGAGCAGTATTCGTATTCCCAGTATTGCTAGACTATCCAACAGCAGGTGGAGCCGGTACAGATGCACAAACTGTAGACTTTACCTGGAAAGTAGCACGCGGCGAAGTAGCAGAAACTTTTAGTTAATCAAACTAGACGGGAGCAAGTAAATGCAACAAAACATAACAATTAAATATAACGATGGGTCAGAACAAACTTACCAAGTACGTCCGCCGGATTATGCTCGATGGGAGATGACAACTAAAAAGGTCATTTCCCAGTTCGGCGGGATGTACGACATTCTATTCGTAGCGCACAGCGCGATGAAAAGGGATGCAGGCGGTAAGCCAGTTAAGCCGCTTGATATCTGGATGGAAAACGTCGCAGATGTTGAAGTAGGCGATGCGGACCCAAAAGTCATCCTAGAGGAAGCGTAAGCCGACTCTTAGTAGAACTGGCAATAGCCACACATATTCCGATGGATAAGTGGGAGACTGCCGAAAATATTTTAACCGCAATAGAGATATTAGAAGCGAGGAATCATGGCTGAACAAGTGGCCTTCGATAAATCCGAACTTCGTGCCGTCTTTAAGGCGTTAAAGAATATGGATGAAAAGGCAACAGAAGAAGCCAAACGCGTCTCTGGAGCCTTAGCAGATTACGCAAGAAGCGAAGTAATTAACACTGCTTCGGGGTTAAGTTCCCGGGCAGTTTCTTCGCGTATTGCGCAAGGCGCTAGAGTAAAGAAGTCTTCTAAAATAGGTGAAATCACTTATGGATTCGCCGCTCAAAAGTTTTCAGGTGGTGCAACTACCAAGGATATCTGGGGCGGTTCAGAGTTCGGTTCTAATAGATATAAGCAGTTTCCAGTCTGGTCAGGTCGAGAGGGTCGCGGTTCTAAAGGATGGTTTATCTATCCTACCTTGCGCAAAATCCAACCGAAGATAGTTTCTGAATGGACCGAATCGTTTTCTAAAATTTTGAAGGAGTGGACATAATGGCCGGAACTAGTAGAGCCTTAACCCTTAAACTCCTTGCAGATGTAGACCAATTTACCAAGGGTTTAAATACAGCCGATAACCAGGTTTCAACCTTCGGCGATAAAATTGGCAAGTTCGGCAAAATTGCAGGTGCGGCCTTCGCTGCCGCCGGAGTCGCTGCTACTGCTTATGCTGGAAAACTTCTAGTAGACGGAGTTAAATCCGCAATAGAAGACGAAGCAGCGCAAGCAAAATTAGCGCTTACTTTAAAGAATGTTACTAACGCTACAGATGCTCAGATAGCGGCAGTAGAACAACAGATTCTAAAGACTTCTTTATTAACCGGTAAAACAGACGATGAACTTCGTCCAAGTTTTGAGAGGTTTTTGCGTGCCACTAATGACACTTCTAAAGCCTTAAAACTTCAGCAAGTCGCTTTAGATGTATCCGCCGGTTCTGGTAAGTCACTCGAGGCAGTTACAAATGCCATGAGTAAGGCCGCCGAAGGTAATGCCGCTTCACTGGCAAAACTAGGCGTGGGCCTTACATCCGCACAATTAAAAACAATGTCAATGGATGAAATTACAAAAGCCTTAGCCAATACTTTCGGTGGACAGGCAGCCGCCGCCGCAGATACTTTCCAGGGCAAAATGGCTAGATTGCAGGTCGCATTCGATGAAGGTAAAGAAACTGTAGGAGCATTCGTTTTAGATGCTATTACTCCTTTAGTCGAGAATATTGTTACTTATGTAGTTCCAGCCATTCAAAAATTCGTAGAAGGTTTTCAAGGTGGAGACGGATTAAAAAACGCGTTTAACGATATTGTTACCGTTGCTAAAACTATTTTAATTCCAGTTTTTGAAGGCATTCAGTCAATCTTTAATAAAGTTAAAAATGCAGTTATGGCTAACGAAGAAGCCTTCGCTGGTTTATGGTCATTCCTAAAGAACTACCTTGCGCCATTCTTGGGTGGGGCTTTCAGAATATCCCTAGAAGTAATTGGAACCGTAATTAGTACAACAGTTTCAGCAGTCGGAAAACTTATTAGCGCATTTCAAACTTTATTCGAGTGGGGAAGTAAAGTAGCAGGATTCCTAGGCTTCGGCGGTGGCGCTTCTAATATAAGCATGACAACAGCAAGCCCGGGAATTACTAACGCTCCATTCGTGCCAATGTCGCCTAGCAGTGGATATTCTGGGCAGGCCGTTAGTTACAATAATAATATTACAGTTAATGGCGCTATAGATTCAGAGTCTACCGCTCGCCAAATCGTAGACGTTCTTAATCAGTCTACCTATAGAGGGACTTTGGGCGCTGGGGCTTTTGCATGACCGTATGGACTCCCGATTGGGCAGTAGAAGTAAACGGGGCAGGCAACATAACAGACCTCGTTATAGCAGATTTAACAGTTACTTCTGGGCGCTCAGATATTTATTCTCAGCCAGTAGCCGGTTACGCTCGTTTTACCATAAAGAATTTAAACCAGTCAGCGATTACTTATGATGTAAACGATTCAGTCGTACTTAAAATAAAGAATTCTTCTGGAACTTATATTCCAATTTTCGGTGGAGATATAACAGATATAAACGTAGTGGTCGTAACAGGCGAACCAGCGATTACCCAGAATGTAATTATTACTGCGCTTGGGGCTTTATCTAAATTACCTAAAACCTTAACTGAAGGCGTATTGGCTAAGGCTAATGATGGGGACCAGATTTATTCGATTCTTTCAGAACTTTTATTTAACACCTGGCTTGAAGTTCCAGCCGCCGAAACCTGGGCCGTTTATAATGCTACAACTACTTGGGCTAATGCTGAAAATTCAGGCCTTGGAGAGATTGACCGTCCAGGCGATTACGAACTAACAGCGCGTTCGGCTGCTACGACAGATGTTTATTCTCTAGTGGC